TGACCTTGACTTATCGGCCGGAAGATCTTCCGGACGATTTAAGTGTTAACGTTTCTCATTTCCAGGATTTTATTAAGCGACTGAGGTCGCGGATTACTCCGAAGCGTATTCGTTATTTCCATTGCGGGGAGTATGGAGATGAGTTTTCACGCCCACATTATCATGCCATTATTTTTGGCTTTGATTTCCCTGATCGCGAGTATTTTAAGGAAGTTAACGGTTGTCGGTATTACCGATCGGCGTTTTTGGATGATGTTTGGCGTTTTGGTTTTTGTGTCATTGGTGATGTTACTTTTGAGTCTTGTGCTTACGTTGCACGATACGTGACGAAGAAGGTTAATGGCGAAGCCGCGTTTCACCATTATATGACTATGGATCATCGTACCGGCGAGCTCCGCGATATTACGCCGGAGTATTGCACGATGTCTCGACGCCCGGGTATCGGTGCGTCGTGGTTTAAGAAGTACGGTTCAGAGGTGCGGCAGTCTGATTCCGTTGTTATGCGGGGGCGTGAGATGAAGCCCCCGCGTTTTTATGAGGGTCTTTTTGACCCGTTGGAGCTTGAGGCCATCAAGGGTGAACGTGATGTTAGTTCACGTAAGCGAGATTTTGACAACACTCCGGATAGGTTGCGCGTCCGCGAAGTGGTTAAGCAAGCGCAAGTTGGTTTTTTGCAGCGAGGATACGAGCATGAGGCATAGAGGTTTTGCGGTGTTGGATTCTAAGGCTAAGGCATTTTTGCCGCCGTTTTTTTGTGCCGAGGTGGGTATTGCCACCCGGCTTTTTGGGGATATGGTGAATGAGGCAGGGCATCAGTTCAACATGCATCCGGAGGATTATTCCCTATTTGAGGTCGGGTTATTTGATAACATTACGGCTCTGTTGGAGCCGTTTGGACCCGAGATGGTTATTACTGCGTTGCAGTGTTCCCGCGACGCGGGTAATGTAACTGAGCCTGCTTTGGTGAAGGTTGGAGGTACCGACTGATGAAATCAGTAATGGAACATAGCTTTTCGCGGGTTCCGAGGGCAGATATCCCTCGGTCGTCTTTTGATCGGTCGCATGGACATAAGACCGCATTTGACGGAGGCGGATTAATTCCGATCTACGTTGACGAAGCCCTGCCGGGCGATACGTTTAATATGCGGATGACGGCGCTTGCCCGCCTGGCTACTCCGATTTTTCCTGTCATGGACAATATGTTCATGGACTTTTTCTTTTTTGCTGTGCCGAACCGTCTTTTGTGGGTTAACTGGGAGAAGTTTTGTGGCGCTCAGGATGATCCTGGCGACTCGATAGATTTTACGATCCCTATTCGGTCTTTTGGCGTTGATTCGGTTGGTTCGTTATTGGATCACATGGGGATTCCACCTGATGTTACGAACTCGCCGGAATATAACGCTTTGCCTTTTAGGGCTTATACGCTTATCTGGAACGAATGGTTCCGAGATCAGAATTTGCAGGATACTGAAGCGTTGGATTTGAGCGACGGTCCGGATACGACCCAAGCTCTTATTTTGAAGCGTGGCAAGCGCCACGATTATTTTACTTCTTGCCTTCCCTGGCCTCAGAAGGGTGATTCGGTGTCGTTACCCTTGGGTATTTCTGCGACGGTCAAGACGAGCTCGGCTGATATTTCTCCGGATACGGGTCAGCCCATGCGTATGGCGCTTGTTGGGGCCGCGTATCCTGCTTCTGCTCAGATGCTGCAGCATGGAACGACTGGCGCTTTGATTGGGGATGACACAGCGGTCGGCACGCCGCAGTTGACTACGTTATACCCGAAGAATCTTTATGCTGATTTGGTTGGCGCTTCGGCGGCTACGATTAATCAGCTGCGTCAATCTTTTCAGATTCAGAAGCTTCTCGAGCGTGACGCTAGGGGCGGAACGCGTCTAAAGGAAGTGATCAAGGCTCACTTCGGAGTTACCTCCGACGATGCTCGTTTGGATCGTCCTGAATATCTTGGTGGAGGCAGTGTGCCGGTCGTGATTTCTCCGATTTCGCAGACGTCGCAAAGTGCGACTACTGCCCAGGGCACGCTTGCTGCCATTGGTACTGCACATGCCAGTAATATCGGTTTCACCAAGTCTTTTACGGAGCATTGTACCGTTATCGGTCTGGTCTCCGTTCGTGCTGATTTAACTTATCAGCGGGGTCTGGACCGCATGTGGTCCAGGTCAACCCGGTATGACTATTATTGGCCGGCGTTGGCTATGATCGGTGAGCAGTCCGTTCTCAATAAAGAGATTTATTATGACGACGATAGTGCTGCTGCTAATGATCTTGTTTTTGGTTACCAGGAAAGGTTTGCTGAATACCGCTATAAGAATAGCGGTCTTTCTGGTTTGTTCCGGTCTGATGCTGCTTCTAGTCTCGACGCCTGGCACTTGAGCCAGGATTTTGCATCTTTGCCGGTTTTGGATACGACGTTTATCAAGGATACTCCGCCGATTGATCGTATCATTGCGGTTTCTAGTGAACCGCATTTTATTTTCGATGCGTATTTTTCGCTTCGTTGTGCCAGGCCGATGCCGATGTTCGGCGTTCCCGGCCTTATTGATCATTTTTGATGGCTTTTCCATTCTTAACGGCGCTAGCGCCGGTTGGCGCGTCGCTGATTAGCGGTCTGTTTTCGAAGAAAGGTGGAGAGGATCGGAACCGGGCCGCTAGTGCGCAAGCACAGCGCCAGATGGATTTTCAGGAGCGTATGTCTTCGACCGCGCATCGGCGGGAGGTTACGGATTTGAGGGCTGCAGGCCTCAATCCGATTTTGTCTGCGACTGGGGGCCGGGGGGCTGCGTCCCCCGGTGGCGCGCAAGCGCCGGTACAGGATGTGCTTACTCCTGCTATTTCGTCTGCTATGGCGGCTCGTCGCCTTGCTCAGGAGGTTCGTAATATGAAAGCTACTGAGTTGACGTTGGTGACGCAGGCCGAGGCTAACTCGGCTCTGTCGTCGTTGCGGGCAGAGCAAGAGGCGGCTCTTGCGGGGCCTGCTCGCTTGGGTGATGCCATTAATGCTATCACCGGTCCCCGGACTATTGCTTTGCCCTCTCTTCCGAAGGGGCCGGGGCTTGTTTGGGATTCGTTTAAGCAAAGGCTCCTTGAGGGCCTTGGTGCTGTCCAGCGTCGAGCTGGTCAGACGAATCCTGTTTTACGTTTGAAGAATTTGTCCGTTGCGCCGCCTGTCCGGGTTCCAACCGGTGGCGGTCGCGGTCGACCTGGAGGTCGTTGATATGGATATTCGTAGTGCTGCGAAGTTGCCTGAGCGTGTTCAGATAACTTTTCCCTCGGAAGAGGGTCGTGCGAAACAGTCTATGGCTGATGAGTGCGATATTAATAATATTATGGCGAAGTACCAGAAGTCTGGGGCCTTGACCCATGTTAATCAACATGGCGCCGAGTATGGTTATGCTGATTCTGTTCAATTTCATGATGCGATGAATATTGTTGCTGACGGTAATACGATGTTTGCGGATTTACCGTCGTCGCTCCGTAATCGGTTCGTTGAACCAGGAGCGTTTTTGGATTTTGTTCAGGACGAGGCTAATGCTGAGGAGATGATTGAGTTGGGTCTTAGAGACCCTGTAGCTACCCAGGAGCCGCCGGAGGCGCGTACTGGGGAGCCGCCCCCGGCAGGGGAGATCGTGGTTCCTGCCACGTCTGAGGCCGCTATTGCGGCCGCTGAGGCGTCGGATTAACCGCGCCGTGCACAGTTTCTCACTTGATGTAACTGTGCTAACTGACAGGTTTTGCCTGTCAGTTTTTCTGTTTTCCAGGTGGTTGTTGTTTTAGTGTTTGATCTGTAAGGAGTTTGCTATGCGTAGACGTTCTAAGATGCCTCGCAAGAAGTCCCGTCGTGATTTTTCGCGCAAGGCAGGTGCTCATAAGCGTAATTATAGTACGGGGCCTATGCGAGGCGGTATTCGTCTGTAGGTGGCTTGTTTTAAGCCTATTTCTGCCTATCGTGACCGTTATGGTTACGTAGGTTTTAAGCACCTGGAGGACAGTTACGACATTCAACTGCCGTGTGGTCAGTGTATTGGATGTCGTTTGGAGAGGTCCCGCCAGTGGGCGGTTCGAATGGTTCATGAGTCAGCTATGCATGACGCTAATTCGTTTTTGACCTTGACTTATCGGCCGGAAGATCTTCCGGACGATTTAAGTGTTAACGTTTCTCATTTCCAGGATTTTATTAAGCGACTGAGGTCGCGGATTACTCCGAAGCGTATTCGTTATTTCCATTGCGGGGAGTATGGAGATGAGT